CACCACTCACAAAAAAGATCAATCAGCCCCGTGTGCGTCCGACGTGCACGTTAAATCCAAGCTTTCAGCCGTTCATACACACTCACTCTTTCGAGGGCACTAACCATTCCTAGGATTCTTCGTCGAATTCGGGGGGCTCTAGATAACAGTCCGAAAGACAAACTGGAACAATATGGACATCCGAGATGCAGTTGCCCGTTACCTACGAGGGAGACAGTCTCCCCGTTTTGGTTATGCTGGGCATGGTTTGGGCGCCATGCGCTTCGCGTCGAACATCAGAGAAGACGTGCTGGCAGGAGCGCATGTCCCGCGAGACTCTACGCTCGTGGGAGAGGTCACGAGTGCGATCAATGGTGTTTTGGAAGAACCCGTGAGTCGCACTATCTTCAACAACAGGCTCTGGCTCCACACGAGTGGACCAGACGTGACTTACCAGAGCGCTTATGCTCTGGGCCGTGCTTGGCGGACATCATCCGAGCACCTTGGGACTGCGACCCGTTCTGTCTCGGACGGGTGGCAAATGTTTACAGAAGGAGCTGGGCGTACAATCACAGCGGGAAGGGACTTTGCCAGCGATGTGGTGTCAACCACATCCGAGACCTTGAGATCAACCGAGTGGATGCAACTCTGGCGCGCACTTGTGGACTGGTGGAATACCACCGGTGTCAGGTGCAGCTCTGCTTGGAGAAGGTCGGTGTTTTCGCAATTAACGCGACTAATCAATTTGGCAAACCTCGGACGCCCCGAGCTCTTATCAGCTACTTGCACTCTGCTCATCGAAGGGTGCGTTACGTTCGCAAGAGAGGAGATCAACCCGATAGCGCTCACATTGGTCGAGCTCTGGAGATGCTTAGGGTCTATGAGAGTCATCAGGGACGCGCCCACTGGGTTTGCTCACGCCAACCTGGAAGCCAGAGTTTGGGCGTCATTACACAAGATGACTGGGCTGTGCGCTACTAGCGCGATAATAATTTCAAGCCCACACATACCGTACATGTGGTCTGGTACCGTTTATGGCATCATAGGTGGTGCATATGTGCTGTCCGTCATTAAGCGCAACAGAAGTTGGGTGGTGGAGACCGTTCGCCAACCGATACACGAAAGCATCCTCGACGCCGTCCACAAGGCTGACCAGGCTGCACTCATGCTTGCGCACACAAACAGCCCTCAGAAATTGGACGGGTACCACTCGTGTTCCATCGACTGCGCCGACGATTGTGGGACTAGGGTGCAGGTCTATGACACTTACAATTCTGAATGCCTCAGCGTACTACCATGTATTATCCTAGCGAGGGTCAGGGATGACATACTATACATGGCAGACATTGCCGTCGAACTTAAGTGCGTTGGCGACTGGACAGTGTGCACTCGTAAGGAGGGCAAACATGTCTGGTTTCAGCCGCGCACAGACATGCAAATCGGCAACGCATTCGTGTCAATCACCGACTCGCACATCAACATCGTCGGTCAATTTGGGCGCGAACGTGTGCCACTGGCGCCCGTCGTCTCAACCGCGTACGGCGTTTCTGACTTGCCACGCGAAATGCCTGACGAGATTAGGAAACTAAAAACCAACATGAGAAGCATGTTGATGGCAAGGCTCGGTGCCGAGAAATGCATGCCTCTACATCCAGAGGTTGTTGTGTTACTCGTTGCGCAGTTGTCCGACGCTATCTACGTTAACTTTTCTCATGAACTCGTCAGATCAGCCGGGTCATACAATTTTTACGCCAGAGCATGGTACAATTTGTTCGACGTCGCTCGTGGGACATGCGCAGACACGCTCCTTTCCAGGTTCGTCCAAAAATACACCTTCGGCAGGCGTATCATGCCGTGGAAGTATGTCTGCAAGCCAATCCCGCAGTACACAATGTTCATGAAGCACACGAACACACGCTTTTCACCAAACTTACCAGGTGAGAGGAAGCCCTTTCGAGATGAGGGCGCGCGAGGTCCTGCCACCGCTAACGACCGCAATGGTCGTGATACCGGCGAACAACCTCGCCAACATGGTGGCATCGCTGGAAACGCGCGTCCTCAACCCAGTTCCAGCGCCGAACCCACTCCTGACAGGCCTGCCGCGCCTGAACCTGACCACGGCAGTCTTCAGCCCGACAACGAACCCGAACCACCCAATGCAGGCGCAGAACATGCAGCGCCTCCTGACGGCGGCGGGTTACACGGCTGTCATCAGCACGACACCCATGCCGAAAGCGAGGAAGTTCGAGAGCCAGCCGGACCTCAGGGAGGCGATGCTCCGGACGATGATGGAGCAGGGGATGAACGTCATGACGATAGAGGACATGATGACGTTCAAGGAGACAGGTTCACGTGGGACGGTCGTGATATTCCCGCCGGAGAACCAATCGAGTTTGTCGATACCCTCGAAGTCTCTGCCCATGGCGCAAGAATTGTCTTACTCGAGTATGAAGGTCGGGACGTCATCCAAGTTGGAGTTTGTCGTCAGCCGACTTGGACGGCGCGAGTACGAACTAACCTCATTGTCCGGGCGTTTGCCGGATATAGTGTTGAGGAGCGGGCTGATGCCTTGCGACGCTTCGACACGCTGGTCAAACTATCGGGTCACCACGAGTCCACTCGGGTGTTCACCCGGGTTCTACGACACTTCCGTGACTGTACCAGAGAAGGTCTCACACCAAGCCAGTCCGTTGCTCGCATTAGTTTACGAGTTCTTGGCGTCAGACCAGATGGGATGGCTCAACGAGGTCATCGCGCCCATGAGTTTCGACGCATGGGTGAAGAGGTACCCGGAGAAGAGGCGCCTGGAGCTGGAGGAGGGTCTGCGCGTCGCGCAGATGCACGGACTCCTCCTTCCGAAGGGGGCGGCGAAGATCACAAATTTCATCAAGATCGAAACGAGTGTCCAACCGACCGACCCGAGGAACATCGCTCCAAGAACAGACCCTTTCATGGCCGTGCTCGGGCCGGCCGTCGCGGCCGTGGAAAAGAAGGCCCACAAAGCCGCTTTTCTCGTGAAGGGCGCTGACCTCATTAAACGCGACAGGAAGATGGGTGCACTACGAGATTTCAAGAGGTTTATCGAAATCGATTTCGCGAGGTTCGACACCACCGTCTCGCGCGAACTTCTTGAGGTCGAGAGAAATATCATTTTAGCACCGTTCCCTCGGAACATCTTCCCCGAATTACACCGCGTTTACGACCTAATGATGACTACCCACGGACAATCACGCTTCGGAACACAATACACCAAGATCGGAGGTAGGAACTCCGGTGACCTCACCACCTCTATCGGCAACGGGGTTTTAAACAGGTTCGCAATATGGTACTGCCTCAGAAAGTTGCCTGAAGGGAGCTGGCGCAGCTTCCATGAGGGTGACGATGGCGTTATTGGCGTCGACGAGAAATTCTTCGATTTAGCTGTCGAATCATTGGGCCACTTGTGGGCTCTCGGACTCAACGCCAAGATCGACTGCTACAACGCAATCCATGAAACATCTTTTTGCGGCAGGTTCCTCGCCGAGACTAGTGATGGTCTTGTCAGCTACGGCGACCCCCTGCGTACCATGGCTAAGCTCCACACGACCTGTTCGAGTGGCGATGCTAAAACCTTAATGTGCGCCAAATCACTATCCTACCTCCACACTGACCACTCCACGCCCATAATCGGTCCTTGGGCGTACGCAGTCTCGACCATACTGCGTAAAGACATCAGCACCGACAAGCTCAGAAGATCTTTGACCAAACTTCTGAATACGCGGGAACTACCCTGGTTCTATCGCGAAGCCCTAATGCGCTCACCGCAACTCATTGAAGACAGCCTATCCTCTCGCCCAAGCGTCGTCAATGAGGAACTACGAGCCATGTTCGCTATCCGCACTGGCATATCGATCAAACAACAGTTGGAAATGGAGACCTCATTTGCCAGGTGGATCAAGCAAGGGTACATTGATGATGGTCTGCTTCCATACCATATCCCTTGGGTGTGGAAGCCTAACGTCGGTTATAACATCGACCCTTAGGGAGGCTGATATCCACTGTCCGAGCAAGAGCGTATCTCAAGGCCCTGTT